CCTACTAACGGCTCTTACGGTTTGGTACATAATGATGCCCGGCCAGAGCTTTCACCTAATAACCTTTAACGACTTTTTCAGCAATGAATAAAAGAACCTTTTTAATCCTTGGAGCCTTTATCGTAACGTTTGGGCTGCTCGGTTCGATCTATTGGGTCCTAACGGACGAGGATAGCCTATACGTAGCGCAGTTTTTTATGGACCTGCTTTGGTTCACTATAGAAACGGCTATACTTCTAACCTTCGTGGCCTACGTGCTTATCCAATTTCTCTACTATGTCGGATACTATAAAGACCTGGAAGAATGATAAGCGCGATAAGACACGATTTACGCACGGAGATTAGCCACGGGCTGAGCGAGCGCACGAACAAAGAGCTGGACCACTTAATAGAGCAAATTAACGCCGCCGGGTTCCAGGAATGGGAACGCCTGGCCCTGGTCCAGCATATCGAATGGGTCAAATTGTTAAAAGAGCAGGATAAATGAAATACGCAGACTTTTTACAATCAAAGGTTAAAACCGTGCAGCAGGCAGGTTTTGAAATAGACGCATCACGGTTAAATACTAACTTATTCCCTTTTCAAAGATTTATAGTGCAGCGGGCTTTATTAGCTGGCCGTTATGCAGTCTTTGCCGATTGTGGTTTAGGTAAAACTTTGATGCAATTAGAATGGGCTAACCAAGTAGCACAGCACACTAATAGCCCAGTTTTGATTTTAGCGCCTTTGGCCGTAAGTGGCCAAACTATACAAGAAGGCATCAAATTCGGCATAGCAGTAGAAAAAATACAGTCCGATGTTTACGGACCGCACGTCTATATAACTAACTATGAACAATTGGAAAATATAGATTGCAGTCAGTTTTCCGGAGTTGTATTAGATGAAAGCTCTATACTAAAGAATTTTGAAGGCAAGACAAAAGAGCTTATAGTAAATTCCTTTAGTCATACGCCTTACAAATTAGCTTGTACTGCTACACCGTCTCCAAATGATCCTATGGAAATAGGAAACCATAGCGAGTTTCTAAATGTCATGGGTAGAAACGAAATGCTGTCTATGTATTTTGTTCATGATGGGGGCAATACCTCTAAATGGAGACTTAAAGGACATGCTCAGGACGAGTTTTACAAGTGGGTAGGGTCTTGGTCTATAATGCTCAGTAATCCAAACGATATAGGGTATGAGATGACTGGATACAACTTGCCGCCTCTGAACTTAAAGGAGAAGAAAATAGAAACTCAAAAGCGCGATAATGGTCAGCTGTTTAATGAAACTGCTATAAGCGCTACTAACTTCAATCAAGAGCTGAGACTGACCAAAGTACAGCGCATGACTGAGGTAGCTGAAATAGTAAACTCAAGCTCGGAAAACTTTATAGTGTGGATAAAGCATAATGAAGAAGGTGAGTTATTAAGATCTCTTATACCAGATGCGGTAGAGGTAAAAGGAAACGACAAGCCAGATATAAAAGAAAGTAGGCTTTTGGGTTTTGCTAAAGGTGAGTTTAGAGTTTTAATAACTAAAACTAAAATAGCTCAGTTTGGCTTGAATTACCAAAATTGCCGTAATCAGGTATTTGCAAGTTTAGATTTTAGCTTTGAGGGTCTGTACCAAGCTATTAGAAGGTCCTATAGATTTGGGCAAACTAATGAAGTAAATATATACTTGATTACTACAGACACAATGCAAAACGTAGTAGAATCTATCAATAGAAAGCAGAAACAATTTGAAAAAATGCAGAAACAAATGACCAGCGTAATTACCTCAAACTTGAATCAAGGTTCTTCAGTTGAGTTTGGAAATTCAGAAGAAAAGCAAACGACTGATAAATACACCCTGATGCGCGGAGACTGCGTACAAAGAATATCAGAGATAGAATCTGAATCTGTAGGTTTTTCTGTTTTTAGCCCTCCTTTCGCAGAGCTTTACACTTACTCCAATAATGTCGAGGATATGGGTAATTCAAAAGACTACAAAGAGTTTTTAACTGCTTTTAAGCATTTGACAAAAGAACTGTTCCGAGTTTTAAAGCCAGGTAGGAATATTGCCGTGCATTGTATGGATTTACCTATACAGAAGGGGAAAGAGGGTTATATAGGCCTTAGAGACTTTAGCGGCATGCTTATAGATTCTTTTCAAGATGAAGGATTTATTTACCATTCACGCGTAACGATATGGAAGGACCCGGTAATAGAAATGCAAAGAACTAAAGCGCTGGGCTTGCTTCATAAGCAAATAAAAAAGGACAGCACTATGAGCAGGGTAGGAATACCGGACTATGTGCTAATTTTTAGAAAAGACGGCGAGAGAATAGATCCAGTTACAAATAGAGATATGCCGGTAGATCTTTGGCAGAAAATTGCAAGTCCGGTATGGATGGATATAGACTATAGCGATACTTTGCAATTTAGATCTGCACGGGACGAAAAAGACGAAAAGCATATTTGCCCGTTGCAGTTACCCACGATAGAGCGCCTTATTTTGCTTTATACAAATCCTGGAGATACTGTATTTACACCTTTCATGGGTATAGGATCTGAAGTGTACCAGGCCTTAAAGATGGGCCGTAGGGGAATTGGTATAGAATTAAAAAAGAGCTATTATGACTTGGCAGTTAAAAACGTGCAAAGCGTTATAGAAAGTCAAAACCAGCTTAGCCTTATTTGACCCTTTGCCCTTAGTATCTTTGTAGCGAGGAACTGGCGAACCTCAACGGCAAGTTATGATTCAGAACACTTCAAAAATCCCCTCTAAGGAACTCGGCTACCTCGGCACACTTGCCTGCCTTGGTAGTTACCGCAAGCCAAGCGGCCTTAGCAGGGGTTCTTTTATTTATGGCGAGGTATAAAAGGTCCTTCGTTCTTTATGCGGACCTACTCAGTAGCGTAGATCATTTGACAGACGAAGAGCTGGGCAAGCTCTTTAAGCATATCCTACAGTACGTTAATGACCAGGACCCGGTATTAGAGGACCGGTTATTACTTACGGCTTGGAAGCCTATACAGCGATTCCTTAAAGAGGACTTAAAAAAGTGGGAGGACAAGCGGCAAGTAAGAGCCGAGGCAGGAAGGAAAGGGGGGCTACAAAAGCAAGCAAACTTAGCAAAAGGTAGCAAAAACAAGCAAAAGGTAGCAAACGTAGCTGTAAGTGATAGTGTAAGTGTTAGTGTAAGTGATAGTGTTAGTGTAATAAATAATATTAGTAACTCTAACGAGTTACCTCAGCCGGATGCCTTCGACAGCTATATAGAGAGATGGACCCAGGCTACCGGAAGAACCATAAAGAGCAAGCGCAGCGAAGTAGCAAAGACCGCTATAAAGCACTTTAACGCCCGAATAAGGGAGGGCTATACCTTGGAAGAGATAACGACCGCGATAAATAACGCTGCATCAGATCCGCACCATTCAGAGAGCGGGTATAAATGGCTTACCTTGGACTTTATCCTAAGACCTCAACAGCTCGAACGCTGGAGGGAGGACAATAGAGAGCAACGAAAAGAGGCGGACATGATAAGCCAAGTAGCAGCCATAGCCGAACGCATAGAAAGAGAAAGACAAGCGCAGCCATGACAGACGAATACAAAGCGTACTTAAGCGGCTTAGACCGTAGGCAGCTAAGAACTGAAGAAAGTAACTTACGGTCTTTAGTTAGCCTTCCCATAAAGTGGGACGCCAAGCAATTAGCAGCGGCAAAACTTAAGACCTTAAAAGACCTAAACATAAAAGAGAGATGAACGAACGAATACAAGGCAAAAGCGTAAGCGAGCTTACCGAGTTCTTTAGCGCCGTATGCAGAAAGAACGACATAACCCTGCCTAACTTGGATATAGTAGCCGAGATCATTGTAGACCTTAAGCAGTTCCATGGCTCGGTTAGTTATGCAGACCTTCAGTACGCTTTTAGAAACTGGTCTAACGGAATGTTCAAGCAGCTCCGCAGACCCCGGAACCTAAACGCGCACTTTATAGGCGAGGTATTAAGAGAGTTCCAGGAGTTTAAAGGATCGGGCGTTAAACTTGAGAAAGACAAACCGAAGGCAGTAAAGAAAGAATTTACAAGGGAAGAGAAGCACACCGAGGCAGTCCAAGCCTTAGCCAATGGGTTAAATGTCTTTCGTAGCTCCATACAAGGGAACAAGCACAGCAGCATAATAGCGCGTAAACTCTGGTCCGCCTGGGTAACTGCGCGGGACTACGGCATAAGCCTACCGACCGAACCTACCGACTACTGGGTACAAAAGGTAAGCGCTAAGGACATGGCCAACATGAACCCCGGTGCCTGGGAAGAAGTAATAAAGGCCAGGAATACAAGGGGCGAAGTAAAAGAAGACCCGGAGGTAATAAACAAGGCGGCTATTATGTGCGCCTACTATGACCAAATAGGCAACCTTCCTACCCTGAGTTTATACGACCGCCGAAATTAGTAGCTTAGTTCTGTGAACTTTAGGGAACATAGAAGACTCCAAATGTACCTAACAGCTTGCAGAGCTTGGCGGGCCTTCAAGATGACCCCTAAAGAATTTTTAACCTATCCGATTAGCCATATAATGCTATACGAGGACTTCCGGCAAGAAGTACATACGGCACTATTTAAGGGACCGGGCAAAACGGACGATAGGTTAGCGGACCTGGACCAGCACGATCTAAGCGTAAACCAAATAAGACGCCTGGAAGTAATAGCGCAACTCTTTGAGGGCGGGTACTATCTGAAAGGCTGTAAACGTCTTAGAGTAATATGATAAACCTAAACTTAGGCGACTGCGTGGAGGCTATGTCCAAGATGGAGGATAACGCCTACGACCTTGCTATTGTTGATCCGCCTTACGGAATTGATATTGCTAAAGGCGGGAAAGTTGGCGGAAATAACGCTGGAAAGGCTAAAGATTACGGTTCTAAAGAATGGGATTCCGCAATCCCAACGAGCGAATACTTTAGCCAACTGAGGCGAGTATCTACAAATCAAATCATTTGGGGCTGGAATTATTTTGTGTGCTATTTGAATGAGTGCCCTTCTTATATAGTTTGGGACAAAGACAATAGTGGTAACTTCTCGGACTGTGAAAGTGCTTGGTGTAGTAAAAAAGGTGGGGCACGAATGTTTAAATGGCGTTGGAATGGAATGGTCCAACAGGATATGAAAAATAAAGAAGTGAGAATACACCCCACCCAAAAACCCGTAGCCCTCTACAAGTGGCTCTTAAAGAACTACGCAAAGGAGGGAGATAAGATACTGGACACGCATTTCGGTTCGGGTAGTATTGCTATAGCTTGTCATGATGGGGGCTTTTCATTAGATGCGTGGGAAATAGACAAAGAGTACCATGCCGCCGCCGTAAATAGGTATAACACACATATAAGCCAGCTGCGCCTATTATGAAATACCAACTGATCACACCCTATTGGGAAGCTCCAGAGCCAAGAAGAAACGAAGAGCTTAGATACTGCGAAAGACTAAACCGGGAAAGGTTCGATACGGTAATAATGCCCAAGGGCCGACCAACCTATAAAGACCTCTTTACCCTTTGCTCTGAGGATGCTATTAACATAGTAGCCAATTCAGATATATACTTCGATGACAGTATAAAGCTCTGCGACAAGATGCAGCCTAACGACTGCTACGCATTAACGAGATACGAAAGGGGCAAACTATGGGGCCGGCCTTGGTGGTCGCAGGACGTTTGGATATTCAAAGGGTCTGTAAAAGACCGACTACTAAAGCAGCCTATAGACTTCCGCCTGGGCGTTGCTGGATGCGATAACCGGATAGCGTACGAGATATGGGAAGCCGGGTACGCTATAACAAACCCTTGCCTATCCATTAAGACCTACCATAAACACGAATCCAAGTTCAGAACGTACGACCGGGAAAAGGAAAAGATACCCGCACCGTACAAACTTTTAAGACCAATACAGCTATGAGAGTTTTACACGTAGGCCTCGGAGGCCCCGAAATCGACAAAGCCCTGAGAGGGTTAGGACATGATGTACACCGGATAAACTGGCGGGAGATACCGAGCGCCCAACTGATCTACCTTACTAAAATGGTCCTAAAGGAAGCCCAGAGCTTTTTACCCGATGTTGTATTCATGCAGATACAGACGCCCGGAATAGTAGAAGCCCGGTTAGTAGAGAGCCTTAGAGCAATGGGCTGCGTAGTAATTAACTGGACCGGCGATGTAAGGGAGAATATAGACTGGTATCTGGAACTGGGGGACGCTTTCAACGTAACGCTGTTCACTAACCAAACGGATATAGACAAGTTTAAAGAGAAAGGACTGCCGGCCGACTACTTGCAAATCGGCTACGATCCCGATGTATACTACTTGGACGGAAGGGAGCGAAGAGGCGAGGGCGTAGTATTCTTGGGTAACAATTACAGAAACCGATTCCCCGAAAGTGCAAGGCGCGAAGAGGTAGTATTTAAGTACATGGACAAGGGCCTAAGAGTATTCGGCGGTAACTGGCCAAAGAACAAGAACGGACGAACGACACCAAAGACCGAGCGCATTATTTACAATACAAACCGCTGGGCGTTGAACCTGGACCACTTCGACCGGCCGTTATTCTATTCCGATAGGGTAATAAGGGCGCAGGCTTGCGGGGCTATTATTTGCCAGATGGGAGAAACCGACATAACAGCGGAACACCCTTTAAGCTTCATAGGCTACCCAGGCCATTGGACCGAAGAGATGCCAAACCCCAAACAAGTAGCGGACTATACGTACGAGTACCATAGATGGGCGGCGCGTATACCGAGGCTTTTAGAGATAGTAGAGGACTACGCTTAACAACTAAATAAATCAAACAAATGAAAACAGAAGA